CTTATCAGCAGGATAGTCCTGCTTGAGGAAAGATTCAATACTCTCCTCAAGCGTGGACACTCTACCATACGTTATACACTTACATGATATGAAAGGTAGTTCCATATTACCAAACTAAAATAACATCAAATGGTGATACTAATAGCTTATTCTCTCCATTGATAGGAATCACTGGTGCTTTACCTAAAGATGCTGGATCTACTAAGATGTCATCACCTGCTTTGATGTCTGTAACAAGATCACCCACAGCATACACTGTAAGCTTGTTAAGCTTCTGCATCATCTCTTTTTCAAGAGCTTCTTTTGTGTTCTCGTCCACAATAAGTTTGCCTTCATCTTTCTTAGGAAGGTCTAGTAACAATCTATTACCACGTAGTTTTTTAAAATCTGCCATTAGAATTCAATGTTTGTTAGTTTTTTAAATCTTGCAATATCATCACCCTTTAAGTGAATGTCTGACTGGAAGATGTCACGTTTACGTTGTACACCTACCACTTTACCACTTTTAGGATTGTGTGTAGGAATCTCCTCAACACGCTCATGAATATCATCTAGTAATACTACTAGCTCATCATCAAACGCAATGCTGCGAATTACTTTGTTTACATTAAAAGAGTCTGTAAACTCTTTGTCACCCTCTTTACGAGTGTAGAAAAATTGGTTTGTCATTGGTTTATTTTGTTTAAAAGTTCAATACGTCTTCTGTTAACTTCCTCAAATCTGTACATATCATTCTCTACAGATTCATGTTCTGGTAAAGTTAATAAAATAATATTAGATTTATCATACGCTACATCAGGATATTTACTCTTAGGAAGAATATGATGAAAGAAAGTTGATAATGCTTCACTTCCTAAATACTCACCACTCACTTCTGAGTAATGCTTGCGTTCGTTCCAGATCTCCATAAAGAAGTTTCTCATGGTCTCTGTCTTAGTTCGAATCACAAACAATTCACGCCTCATTTTCAGCAATCCACCTTTCTTTGGGGTAATGGGCTTACGTTTGATGTGACTCACACATAAGCCCTTTCCCCATACAGGATTGTTACAGTTGTCTACACTACAAGTCTTCACGATCAATCTCTCGTTGGATGTACCAGATAGCTTTCTTCAGGTCTTGTTTCCTAGCACCTTTCTTATCTGATCTAAGGATATACTTGATAGCATTACCCAAAGAGAACCCTAGCTCATAGTCTTCTATGATATCAATCACCTCAAAGTTATTACCTTGGTAATGATCAGGATGATTGACCATTTCTCTTTCGTGTATTGCTTTCCACACTCTTCTTGCTCCATAAGGATCATCTTCTCTTAAAGTAGATTCTTTTAATCTTTCATTAATTTCCTCAGGAGTTAAAGATACAGTAGTAAGTTCTACGTCTAACTGTTTTTTCATTTCCTCATCTGTTAAAGTGTTATGAAAATAACTAGCTTGTTTCCTTCGTTCCATCTCTGCTTGATTTGCTTGATGTATTTCTTCTTCTATTTGATTAATGTCCTGTCGAGCCATGTCCTGATGTGTTTCTTTCTGTTTCTGATAATTCATCTACTTCTACATACTGTGCCAATGGTACAGGTATGATTACTAACTGAGCAATGCGATCACTTACTTGATAAATTGTATTATCAGGAGTTCTAGAGTTAAAATTAAATGTAACCATAATCTCACCTCTATAACCACTATCAATTACACCCACTGAGTTAGCCATTGATAAATTGTAGTTACGTACAGAGGAACGTGGGAACACAAGTCCCACCATTCCTTCTGGTATCTCTACAGCAAGTCCTGTACCATATACTATTTGATTGTTATTGTCTCTAGAGAAATCAACTGATGTAGCTACAAGATCTGCACCTGCATCTCCTGGCTTACCAAACTTAGGCTTCTGTGCCTTCGAATCCAATTTCTTGAAGTGTATCTTCATTTTCTGTTTCGTTTATTTCGTTTACGTCATTAATTTTATCAGTGATATCTTTCTTCAACTTATCAAAGAATTCATCATTGTCTGTTAGTAGAGTTCTAAACTCATCGAGCTCATACTTGATCTCATTGTATGTGATAGTCTTACCATACTTACGTAGAATACCTAAGTCACTAGCCATGTCCATGATCTCTAGCATACGATCAATACCTACGCCAAACAAGATCTCAAACTCTACACCCTTGAAAGGAGGGGCCATCTTGTTCTTGATAGTTTTGATCTTAGTAATATTACCATAAGCTTCTGTACCTTCCTTGGCAAGAGTCTTACTAACCTCTACACGAACGTCAGCATAGAACTTTAATGCATGACCACCTTGTGTAGTACGAGGATCGCCAAACATAACACCAATCTTCTCACGATATTGAGATACAACAATTACACATGTCTGATGCTTAGATAAAATACCCTTCAGCTTAGGATAGACATCACTGTTAAGCTTAGCCTTGCGACCAATAGAACTATCACCCACCTCGCCATCCAAAACCTTCTTAGGGATTAAAGATGAGTCTGAGTCAATGATAACAAGATCAATCTCTCCTGTGTTAATCATATCCATAGCAATTTGAAAACCCTCCTCGCCACAAGTTGGCTGAGCAATTAACATACTTGCAATATCAACACCTAGAGCAGTGAAGTAATTAGGATCAACAGCATGCTCGCCATCGATATACAAAACCTTACCACCTGCACTCTGACAGTTAGCCACAGCGTGACCACAGATAGTAGATTTACCACTACCTTCCCAGCCTACTAGTTCATAAAGTTTCCCTTTAACGAAACCTCCAACACCTAGAGCGATGTGATCAAATGCAATTGATCCTGTCGAGATAAGATCATACTCGTTGTGGTTCTTATCACCTAATGATAAGATAGTACCAACACCATACTTTTTGTTGAGCGCATCTAATGCGTCCTCCAGCTTAGATTTACCTGAAGCTGTTTCTGTTTGCTTTTTTGCCATTTCGATTATTTTTTTGTTACATTAAAATTACAAATTTTCTGTTAAAAAAGAAATAGCCTAGACGCAAAACATCTAGGCTATTTAAACTATTACACAATCTAAAATAATACTACTCTTTAGATCCCTTTATCCACTTAGGAGTGTAGGGACAGTTCTTACATTTGTTGCCACAACAGGCACCTCTACTTGCTAAGAATTCTCTAGACAAGCTCGCAGGCACCTCCACCACAGGCAACTGATTCGTTGAAGTTAACTGTGTCATCTATCTCTTTAATTTTAGTGATGTCAATCTCTTTCAATTGACCAATGCGTGAATTGTATTGCTCTTCAGTGATGTCTTCGAATGGAGCTTGCTGATATGTTCCACCCCAATAAGGTAGTACAGATAGACCATTATAGAATTCACGATTTTCCCACATCCAATCACCTACAGTCTTCCACTCATCTTCCTTGATAGAGATGGTAGCTGATACGTTGTGAGTGTTGTCACCATGTACATGTCCTGCATTGATCCAATCAGTAGAGAAATGTTTAACTCTCTCTAATGTATCAAGAGCAGTTTCTGTACGAAGGATAGAACCTTCTGGCGCCTTAACAGGAATACGTACACAGATGGTATCTTGTGGGCGTAATACATCATCCTCAACTAACTCTGGATGATTAGTCATTAGATATTGTGCAATGTCTTCATTCTTATTGAAACGCATTGTACGTAAGTAATAGTCATTATGCCATGCGTGAATACCTGATGCTGTTCCTAATACTAATGATGTAGTACCTGAAGGTTTAACACAACTAATACGAGCTGCCTCATTGATACCTGTTCTTTCAGAAATCATTTGGTTAACTTTCTTAGCAATGTGTGCTGCCATCTTTAAGTCATACTTCATAATCTCACCAGATCCAATACCAGTCATACCAATACCCAATAGAGCATCGTGCTGTGTAGTCTTAGTCCAGATAGGACGTAGGTAATGAAAGTCTGTAAAGCCTGCTTGTAATGTACCAAAGAATGCTGCAGCACCTACACGATTGTTAAGATCATACTGGTCTTCTACATCACTCACATTAACTTCACACAAGTTACAGAACTGGTAAGGACGTAGAGCAATCTCACAACATGGGTTAGTTCCCCAGTCTTTGTTGTTACTCCAATACAATCCTGGTTCTCCTGATCCTGATGCTTCTATACGTTTCCATAAAGCAAAGAACTCTTCTTCTGTTACTTCTCCACGCTTTAATACAGCAGAGTTGTTAGCACGTCCACGTTGCTCGTTAATCTCCCACCAGTTACCATATTTACATGTAATCATCTCTTCATCATCGTGATCAAATAAAGAGATCATAGCTGAGCGACGAATACCACCTGCAAGTACAGAGTTAGCAATGTGACACAAGATATCATGACAGTCTAGTGGGGACAACTTCTCGCCTTCAGCTTTTCTATCTAACATAGCCTGAACATGTGTAAGACACAACTTCAATGGCTCTGGTCCTGGTGCTTTACCACCAGCTGTAACTAGACGCGCACCTTTCTCACGAACTGCACGATAGTCAAACTTAGGCATGAATGATCCTTCAAGATAAGCTTTCATTAACACCTTTACAGCATCAGCCCATCCCATAATAGAATCTTCAATCAAATAAGTACGAGCTTTACCTGGTTTCTTGATGTCTGGTAGTTCAGCTACGTGATGGCGTTGTACAGAATATCCTACACCTGTACCACCTAACAATAAGAACATGGATTCAGAAAAGCTATGTAAGCTATCAATAGGAAGATAACAACAGTTGTAAATACGAGCGTTGTTAACTTCAGCAGCAGCACCAGCAAACTGTAGTGCTCTCATAGAAGGCAAGATCTTCTTGTCTCTAATCATTGGAATAGACTCCTTGATTGACTCCTCTAAATAAGGAT